AAAATCGATGACTGCGAGTTCGCCTTCGTACTCTCCGATACAGTCAACGCGACCAGCTAATCCAAGATACTCGGAATAGAGGGTCCTTTCTATAGCGTGTATATTATTTATCTTGTCCAGATATGGTCGTGCATGAGCAAACATAAACTTAGTCAGAGGTTTAAAGTCGTCCCAGTTTATTTCTTTGTTCAACATATAGAGTTCAGTCGCTGCATGGAAGTCTGTTCCACGCGAGGTTGCTCTCTTAGTAATACGATTGGCTTCTTCAATACCAACTCTCTTACGCCACTTAACAAAGATCTGTCGGTTGTAGAAAGAAGTTACAGACGTAATAGAAGGCACCCAGTCTCCACTAGGAAGGTTGTAGAGACGGATGCCGTTTGTTTCTTTTTTGTTTAGTTCAAGATCACCGAGATAATTATGATGAATAAAGGTCATAGATTAAGTTCCATCTTCGCAAGTAAGTATTCTTTCACCAGTCCAGAGCGAACAATATCTTCAACGCCGAACTCAACAATATCTACAGAGGGCATGATACGCAAGACTTTCATGAAGTCAGCAATACCATTTCTCTCTCTGTCTTTCAGAAGATCAGACTGAGTAGCATCTCCACAGAACATAATCTTGGAGTCTTGTCCAATCCTCGTAATAATACTATCAAGTTCATGATAGTTCAGGTTTTGGAATTCGTCAACGATGACAATTGCATTATCAAGTGTGGTGCCACGAATGAAAGATGTAGACCAGAATGAAATAGTTCCTTGAGTCTTAAGGTTGCCATACAGCATCTCAAAGTCAGAGTCTGTAGGCATCTCGAACATATACTTCACCATATTCTTATATGGAATCTGGTAAAGAGAAGACTTGTCTTCATGATCTCCAGGAAGAAATCCAATCTCTCTGGTGGCCACAAGCGATCTCACAAGGTAGATCTTCTCATAAGGAGTCTTCTCATCTAGAACATCTTTGAGAGCGTTGTAGAGAGTGATGAAGGTCTTACCTGTACCAGCTACACCATACGCTACGAGATTTTGATCATTCTTATAACAGCGGAAGAGTTCCTCCTGATTGCTTGTCAGGGGTTCAATCTTCCTCATCAAATCTGAGTTGATTGGTTTCTTTCGTTTCATTTGTCTGTTGGACATTCCGAATGGAACTGGAGTTTGGGTCTTTCTTTTTGCGGGCATAAGCTGAGTTAAAAGTTAGAAGGAGTAGTCACGGTGTTTCCGAACGTTTGCACCCGGTTGTTTAGATGCACGGTCCAGAACTTCATTCCAACCGCTCGACTTTGCTTCTCCTGTCCACTTAAACTCTGTGGATTGACCTGCACATCCTTCCGACCAATCCTTATCCCATCCTGGATTCTCTTCTTTCCACTCAGCATACTGCTTCATGGTCATGTGCAGTTCTTTCTTTTCTTTCGTTTCTAAATTAATAACTGGGTACGTTGGCATAAACGTTCAATCCTTTTTCAAATATTTATTAAATCCATTCCATCGCCTCAGCGACGGCAGGGAACTGTTCGATAAAGATCTCCTTCGCACTCAGAGCAAGATCCATGTGCTCCTTCTGTGTTCCATTAGCAGAACGCAAATCGATATAATGAATCCATGAGCGAACTGAGCCCGTCATGTAAATTTTTGTGGGTACGGCCAAAGGAAGCACAAAACGAGCACACTCCTTTGCCACTCCACGTCCCAGCATCTGCTGATAGAGTGCCATGGAAGAATCAAAAAGAGTTTGCATCTGAAGTTCCAGAGTCTGAACTTCAAATGGATCTAAATCATCAATAGAGTTCTGACGATTCTTCTCATCCTGACGACGAAGTTCGGGAAGGGGAATCTTATCCATGAGTAGGGAAGAATCAGCATACCGTTGGCTAAATTCTTGATATGTGAAACTACGATGGCGCAGCACTTGGGCCGCTATACCCCTAGTAGTATTCAACTCCAGAGTCATGTATGCCTGCTCAAAGATACTCCAGTGCTGATGCTTTACACAATACTTGAGAAGACCAGAGAACTTTTCATTCTCCTGATTAGCAGGGTTACTTACACGGGCACAATAAGCCATGTGCTTTTCTGCCTCAGGAGTCACGCTAATCAGTTTAGCAGTATTAATTGTCATCGTCTTCAAATACCTCGTCGTAATCTACTATGTAATTAGGTGCGGGATCATCAAAGTTTTCTGCCTTGTATGCATCCACATCAGAGTATACCTCAGACTCTAGTGCATCGACAAGAGACTTCATGTTTCTGACAATTAGTTTGAGTTTCTCTCTATCCATAAAAAAATGGGAGGTTTCCCTCCCATGTTAACACTATTCAATTGGTTTGGCAATCACTTAGTGTAGGTCTTGCCACGATAGCAGAACGTGCCATGAGCCTCTTTGGACTCTACACAACGTGTGTCATACTCAACACCACGATATGAGGTGTGGGTAATCTGTGCGTCATGCAGACGTGCTGCTTTCTCGATTTGCTTTTTGATCAGTGTGAGTGTGTTCATTTGTTTACTCCTGAAGTTGGGTGAAAATTAACCTTCTCTGCTTACGCAGGATCCGTTTTTTCCCGTTCCTTCAGTCGTTTGCGTCCCATGGATAACAATCTGGTACAGATTCCTTTACGGTCTCAACCAGTTCAACCTTCCACTCTGCGTTCAGATTTTCATGTGCCTCAATACGTAATATTATGGCATCAGCATCTGGACAACTGAGGGATGAATAAAGTAATAGGTCAATCATGGGATGAACGCTCCGTTCCGCGACTTACTTGCGTCCCCGAAGGGATGAACGACAAGTCTATTATAGACTTCATATTTTATTTAGTCAAGTGGTTTGGTATAACGTGTTACAATTTATACAAACATTCCCCTATCACTCATGTGGTTGAGAGTTTCTTTCAAAGTTCCTCGGAACATACCAATAGAAATCATGGGATATTCTCCCTCATCACCAAACTCATCTCTGAATTGTTTCTCAGTGAAATGCTTATCAAGTTTATACACAACTACTTCGTCAAGGTGAACTGATTTCAAGAGAGATGAGGCTCTCTCACATTCTTGACTGCCGTTAGAATATATTGATACCTGTGTCACTCTTTCTCCTCCTCGTATTCAATTACAACTCGTTTGTACTTTCTACCATTACTATCCACGCAGGTGATATGTCTCAACGTGCCATTCAATTCATCTGCAACTTCGTGCAGTTTCCACCATGGAATTTCTTTGTCAGTCATTTCCTACCTCCAATTTCATCCCACATTTGCTGTACCATATCTATTGCTGGTGGTGTTTTATATGAAGGTGCTGGTTGTGATTGCCACTTGTCAATTGCTTCCTGTGTAGGCACCTCAATTCTGAAAGGAACGTTGTCCTCTTCAAACTCCTTATTCATATCAATATATGTTTGGGGAGTAATTTTAATTTCAGTCACGTTGCCTCCAATCGTCTGGTTTATCTCTTTGGAACCAATCAACAATCTCGTCAGCACTATCAAACCCCGTCTTGTGATTGGATGGGTCGGGGTCTCCTAGTCCCATCCTATTCAGAAAATCATCGGTGCTACCCTCTTGAATATCCTGAGAAGCTTGTCGTCTTGCTTTCTGTAACCAATCTCTAGCAAGTGTATGTGCTTTAGCAAGTTTCTCTACCCAGATCATGTCCTCTAGAGGGACTTGTTCTTTGTTCGCAATACATCTACAAATGGACTCAAGTCTGAGTCTGTATTTGGTGGAGAGCATGTTAGTTTAATTTGAGTTTGTCTTTTAAATCAAGAACCTTGTTAACCTCATTCACCGCAGCAGACATCCTATCTCCTAGGATATCCATAATATCTCCATGGATAATTTCATTATCCACATAGTCATCGAAGTATTTGTCGATTGCCTCTTTGAGATACCTTTTGCGGTGCCACTCAGGTGAGTATGGTTTATACATGATATGGGTAATACATGCTAACGATCATAATGCTATTTACCAAAGATGTCAACTGTCCAGTTTTTTTACTTCAAATAAATTTGATCTTTGGCTCTTTTTAATTTTCTTGTACTCTTTAATGATTTTATCAATCTCTCTTTGAGAGATATTGACTTTCAACTCATCTTCATTTTCCAAGAAACCAAGACCACTTTTCTTGGTCTCTTGTTTTGAATCAACGTACTCATTAATGTTTTGTTGAATTTCATCACGAATCAATTCATTAACTTGATCCCTAAGAATTTCATCTTTCATTTTCTCTTCTTGTCTTTCTTTGGTTTTACTCCCCACAGTTTTGGATTCATTTGGCCATATCCAAAATCAATTCTCTTCACAGAATCTTTTCCATATCGATCATAATACATATCAAAAAGTTGAGATGTTTTCTTACACCTGGTAAGGTCAACATACTCCACACCGTCAACAACATACCAGATTAATCTGGCATCATTAGGGAGTGATTTATCATTTGCCGCTTCAAGAGTTGTTTTCTCTTGAAGAATCTGACAACCATACGATGAAGGATCTTCCGGTTTAATTGGAAGACTACCCATCTCTTCCTCCTTGGTTTCTACAGTTACTGTCATGAACGACCTCCCCACTGAATGTCGGGATATGCATCCTTAACGATGTCGTAAGATATCTTATATTTAGTTTGCAATTGTTTATCTTTCACCAAGCAGAGAATTTCTGCTTCCGCAGGGTGCAGGCCCTCAAGCATCTGGATAAACATGGTCTCTCTGCGAAGAGATGAAATACTATCGTTACCACCTCTTACAAAGTTGTAGAGGTGCTTGTATTCACGACGCAAAGAAGTATGATCAGTTCCAACAGGGACTTCGTTCTCTTTGTAAGGAACGTCACCCTCAGGGACCACAGAGATCACCGTGTCATCAAAGTTCCAGATGAAGAGACTCTTCAGAGCAGGGTTAGCATACTCCTGAAGAATCTCTACCTTTTTAGCCTTGGTTCTCTGCTTGCTTGCAAGTTCAAGAATCTCATGGACAAAAGGATTAGGTGGAAGTTTGGGAGACTCTGCCTTGACCTTTACAGATCTCTTTCTAGTTGTTGTCGTCTTCTTCGTCGAGTTCGTCATAGCTATTTTCAAATCGTACTGCTAAAATTTCGTCTGGTAATACATTTCCGTTTTCATCAAACATCTCTGGATGGGTGTAAACGGGTTGGGTTTGGTACACATGGTCTTTTGCTAACCATCCTACCACACCTCCTACAAAAAAGAACATAATTGAAACTAATGTTCCTATAGTAAGGGTTACTGCTAACATCTTTCTGTCCTCCAGAGACTATTTCTTCCTGATGTCTAGATAGAAGTTCAAATGAAATACAATCTCTCTTCGGAAGAGAGCGACCATTTTACCGAACTTTATCTGAAAAGTTTTGGGCGGGTCTGGTTTCCTCCTCCTATTACGTAGTAGTAACTCAAACCCACGATTGATGTGGGTTTCCTGATTATTTAGAATGCTTTTTGCGTCTTCCCGGTCTTCGGTCATGACTATACCTCTCTGCATCATCTATGAAACTTTCTAAGTAGTTTCTTATCTTTCTTGCTTGAGGTTTGGGAATATGGCCATAACCTTCACGCAGTTGCTTATGCTCACTGTCAGCACCACCTTTAATGTATTCATCAAGATCTAAAATGATATCACGAATTTCATTTGTGGTGGCGCTTGAAATGAAAGCATCTATCTCATGCTTTTTGATTTTACTTTCTTTTAGATAATCATAAAACTTTAAATTCATTTTTCCCTCAAAGGCATTATCAATAGCATGTTCAATAAGATCATAGATGTCGATGAGGTTTTGTTCCATTAGACCAACTTTTGTTCCCTTAGATACTTAACAGTTTCAGTGCATCCACCAATTAGTGTATCATCTTTGACAACTCTTGGAAAGGTAGATCCTTTTCCAAACTTATCATAGAATTCTTCTCTGGTGTAATCCCTGTTAAGTTTATAT